AACAGCTCCAGATTCTACTACTAATTATGTTATTTATGGTCCCCCTACAAGAAACCAAGGAACTAATTTAAAATGGACTTGGGGTAATGGAAATCACAAATACTTATTTTCTCCACTTGGGGGTAATTCAATAGGTATAACTAAATTTGATATTACAGTAAGTAAGTGGGATACATATTACCAAAACTCTGGCCAAGGTGAGTCATTTACTACAGGATCTATGTGGGCATATGACGGTGCAGATAGAGTATATGTTCAAAAAGATGCTACAGGCCGTATTTTCTACTTTGACATTGTTAAAAAAGAAGTGGTTAACTCTGGTACAGTTCCTTATAATATGCTCACTGCATTACAAGGAAACAGAATGGAGATAATTAAAACTGAAGATGGTCTTAAATATCTTTATGTGGCAAGACATAACGGAACAGAAATGTGGAGAACATTAATATTTTGGTAAATTATAAATTATGAAAAAATACAGTTACGTAGAATTAGAAAACAAGTTCAAGGAACTTGGATACGAGTGGCCAACCTTCCATATAATTGGAACACGGTCATTAGCTAACGAAAAAAACAAGTTTGACGACTACATTTATGTAGTCAATGGTCCAATAATGTACGTATTTTCAGGAACTACTAATCCTGGAACTCATTGGTTAAAAAACTTGATGAATCCTAAGGGATGTGCAGTCCTAAAGCCAGGACAGTATGTCGACAGTTGGAAATTAGGTTTACATCAAGGTAAATACAAGGCTTTGGTACAAGCTAAACCTATCACTGTTTACCGTGATAACAACAAAAATGACTTAGCTGAGGAGCAAGGTAAAGAAGATACAGGGCTATTTGGTATTAATATTCACCATGCTAACTCATCAGCTATTTCTACTATCATCGACAAGTGGTCAGCAGGTTGTCAAGTGTTAAATGATCCCGAACAGTTCAAAACATTGCTCAGCTCTTGTGAGACATCAGGTAGAAAAGCATTTACCTACACTTTACTTAGAGAATTCTAATGAAGAAGTGGGTAAAATCTCTATTCTCTGCTAAAGGAGATGTAAGTTTTAAAAGAGTTGGGTCAGCCTTGGCTCTTATAACTTGCATAAGCATTGCATACATAGCAACATTTACAATTTATGATTGTCCTGAGTTTATCTATGATGGATTATTGTTATTAGCAGGAGCAGGAATGGGATTCACAACTGTAGAGAATATTTTATCTAAAGTAAAACCAAATGAACAGACAGAACAATAAGGTTACTTGGCAAGGAGTAGCATTTTTAGCATGTGCAGTGCTAACAGTAATCACTCTTGGGTTAGTTTCTCAATTACAAGCTAGTAAAGAAGCTAAAGCCAAAGCAGATGCTAGGGTAAAGGTGATTGCAGATTTGTATGAGCTCAAGATTGACTCAATACAAACAATGCACATTGTAGATAGCTTGGCTTATCACGATAGTATCAACAAATACAAGATACTTGCAAATGCAAACATAATCATTAACATAAAAAAAGATAGAGATGAAGTCATTGGTCGTATTTCTAATGCTGATAACACTCAACGTGATCAGTTATGGGCAACTTACTCCCCAAAGAATTAATTACAACGGCCAGGCCGGGGTATTCTTTACAACTAAACAAGAAGAATTGTTGCTTAAGGCAATGGTAAACTTGGATGCTTGTAAGAAAAGTGAATTCCTACTAAATCAAAATGTTAATTCTTATGAAATAAGATTAGCTGATAAAGACTTAGCTATCAAGACGTTAGATAATGCATATGTTAAATGTGCATATTCCAATGAAATAAACCTTGAAAAAATTGGGACCTTACAACTGGATGTAGACAATCTAAACAATGAACTTGCAATCACACAAGATAATTTGACTACTTACAAGATCTCAACAGGAGCATTTGTACTCACAACCACTCTATTCCTTACTACTACTGTAATTGCAATTCTAAAATAAAAGATTTGCTTATATAAGATTCCTTGTTATATTTGCATCAAGCAAACTAAATAACAAATGGAAAATCTAAATTTTGAACCAACAAGAGATTGGTTGGTAGTCCCAAAACCGGACAAAAAAGTAACAGATGCAGGTATCATCTTATCGGATCGATCAGCATCACAATTACGTTCTAACGTACTTCCTGTACTAGCAGCTGGCCCAGATTGCAAATGCAAAGTTGGGGACACCGTGTATATCCACCCAGCAAGTGACGGAGTTATCGTTGAACTTAACGATACTGAGTACGTTATGATTAACGAATCAATGGCAATTCTTGGAATAGTAAAATGACAGGAACAGTTACAATGACCATAAATGACTATGAGTTATTGAAACTAAATGCAACATCAGGAAAAATAGAAAGAACAGGAATACTAAAGGCTGCAAAAGAGCTTGAAGTATTCTTGACTTTCTTGATTACAAGAGAAAACATTGATGAGCACTTAGAAGAATTTAACTCATACTCTACATCTTGCAAAGTTCGAATTGTTGATGGTCGAGCTAAAATCGAACTTTTAAATAACGATAAACCTATTGAAGATGAGGAAGATTAATATCAAAACAAACACTACTCTTAAATTCCTTCAGGTGTTTAACGGTATTCTAGAACTAACTGATACAGAACTCAGAGTCCTGGCTAACTTAATTGACTTGAGTGAGACTGTAAACCTATGCTCTCCTGCTAACAAAAGAAAAGTAGCAGAGATTATGGAGATCAAGGACCACAATACTTTAAACAATTACGTTAAAAGATTGAAGGATAAAAAAGCTATTGTACAAACAGCTAATGGATATGCCTTGGCCCCATTGCTTAAAAAAGAGCAGGTACAAATCAACATTACCCCACAATGATTACATTCAATACAGACAAAGTAATCACATACTTTTATATGCCAGAGGTATGCTTATCAGTTGTACAGGATGGGGTGGGAAACGTATTATTATTGCAACTAACAGAAATGCCAAATGAGTAAATTACCATCAAGACTTAAAATGCTTGGAAACTTTACATTAGCAGTAATTAAGCATGCAGCATCAGGAATGAAACCAGTAACTGAGCAACAATTTTTAGAAAGAATGGATGCATGCAATACATGCCCAAACTTAGTAATAGATGATAAAGGTGACGGAAGATGTAAGCTATGTGGCTGCTGGGTAGAATCTAAAGGTTCTTGGGAATCTCAAAACTGTCCAGACAAACCGTCAAGATGGCCAAGGATTAAAATTGGGGAGAGTGGAAAACCTTTAAAATTACGAAATGAAAGAAAAGACGATAATCCAGAAGCTGGCAACTAAATATAATCTTCCTCTTACAAAGATCGAAGATATAATTTATCACCAATTCAAGTATGCAGCTAAGATTATGAAGCTTGGTGATTTTGAAACAATTAGGTTGCCGTATTTTGGAAAATTTCATGCAAAGAAGTCTAGGATTGCCCACATAAACGAACTAAAAAGAAGGAAAAATGAAAGACTTGCTAACGGTAAATAACAACGTAGTCATACCATCAGTATATGCATTGACTATCCCAGAGTTTGAAAAACTTACAATCAAAGAACTAAGCTTTGTCTTCTTTTATGCTGACCACAGATCTAGTTATGCAGCATATGATGACGAAGAACGTCAGATAAAATTAGAAGATGACTTAAAAGTAAAAGTCAACCCAAAATTAGCAGGGGCCGTAAAGAAATACCAAGAGTTATCAGAAACTCATGGGATAAAACTGTTAAGAGCTGGCAGGTCTTCAGTAAACAAGCTTGAGAAATATTTTAAAGACATAGACTTGACAGCTATGGATGATAATGGTAAGTTGCTTTATCAAGCAAAAGACTTGCTATCAAACTTATCTAAGATTGGAGAAGTGATTGAAGGGCTAGACAGGCTAGAAGAACTAGTTCAAAAGCAACAAGCTAAAGATAATCCAAACAGAGCAGGTGTAAAAACTAACAAGTACAGTGAGTAAACTTAAAGACACACATTTATTTGCAGAGGCTGCAACTCATTACATTGAGCACGGCTTCTATACTGCTGCACTTCCTGGCACAAAACAATACTACGAGTATTGGGATACTGAGCAGCATAGGTGCATGCAAGGCCTTGAAATTAACGGGGTAAAAATCTCTGGGTTTCATTACTTTTACTTAAATTATTGTCCAATAGATAGGATTATCGATGAAGAACAACCTGATGGTGAAATCATGTCACGTCGTGACCGAAGCTTTCCAGCATTCTATGACGGTGACTTTGAATACTTCAACTCAATTGACAAAGCTCGTAAAGAAAACAAACATCTTGTGGTTCTCAAAGCTCGTCGAAAGGGATTCTCCTACAAGGCTGCAGCTATGCTTTGTCGTAACTACTTCCATATTAGGAATTCTAAGAATTTTGTATTTGCTTCTGACAAGCAATACTTAATTGGGGATGGAATGCTCTCAAAAGCTTGGGACATTGTATCATTTGTAGACGATAATACAGCTTGGACCCAGCCTAGACTTATTGACCGAGAAATGCACAAGCAATCTGGGTACAAAAAGAATGTAAACGGAGCTGACGTTACCTTAGGCTTTAAATCACAGATAATTGGTGTCAGCTTAAAAGATGACCCAGATAAAATCCGTGGTAAAGCAGGTGAACTGATCTTCTTTGAAGAAGCAGGATCTTTTGCAGGCTTACTAAAAGCTTGGGAGGTAGCAATGCCTACAATGAGACAAGGTTCAAAGACTCTTGGAACAATGGTTGCCTTTGGAACAGGTGGAGAAGAAGGCCCAGGCTTTGAAGGTATGGAAGAATTGTTCTACCACCCCGAAGCTTATGACTGTTTACCGTTTGAAAACGATTGGGATGCCGGAGCCATGGGTACACACTGTGGTTACTTTGTCCCTATCTACAAAAACTTAGATGGCTTTATTGATAAAGATGGAAACAGCTTAATTGATGAAGCAGTTGAGTACGAAGAAAGTCAAAGAGAAAAGAAAAAGAAAGGTAACGACCCAAAAGCTTTTGACCAGTACATTGCAGAGATGCCGTTTACTCCACAAGAGGCAACACTTCAAGTTACAGCAAATACATTTGACGTATCATCTTTAAAAGAACAGTACAACAGAGTAATTGCTAACGATCTGCAAAAGATTGGAGTGGCCGGAGAAATGTACTACGATAGTAAAGGAAAAGTTAGCTTCAGGCCTGACTTTAACCTTAAACCTATTGTTAAGTTCCCACATAGAAAGGACGATAACTTGCATGGAGCCATAGTAATCTTTGAACCCCCATATAAAACAGAGATTGAAGATATCATCCCTAAAAACTTATACATAGTATGCCATGACCCGTATGCCCAAGGAAAATCAGCATCAGCTACATCTCTTGGTGCAGCATATGTTATTAAAGTTCCGAACAACATTTCTAAGCCTGATGATATTATTGTGGCTTCGTATGTCGGAAGGCCTCAGACCCAAGATGACTACAATAGAAATCTATTTATGCTGGCTGAATACTACAATGCAAAGATCGGATTCGAGAATGACCGAGGTGAGGTTATTGCCTATGCAAAACGTTTTAGAAAAATGCATATCCTTCAAGAGGAGTTCGAAATGCTGGATAAAAGAGATCTTAGAAGTAAGACAGTAAAACGACAGTACGGTATGCACATGACCGAACAGAGAAAAGCCCAAGGTGAACTCTACATTCGAGATTGGTTAGTTAGTGGCAGAGGGGCCAACGAGGATGGAGATATAACTCTCAATATGCACAAGATTTATGACCCAGCACTACTTTTAGAGTTGATTAAGTTTAACAGAAATGGTAACTTCGACCGAGCCATGGCATTCATGATTGGGATGTATCACACACGAGAGTTATACAATAAGGAACTTAAATTTGATGACCACGATAACTCCAAGAATGACTGGTTTGAGAAAAATTACAATTAAGGCCACTAATACTGAGTGAGATATAATAAATAATCAATGAAAAATCATTATCTTTATAGCCGTAAGTAAAACGACACTAATTTTGTATTAATGTACGGACAAGCCCATATCCCCAAACAAAGAATTCCATTATCTCAAAAAGACGAGAAATGGCAAAAGAACTGTGTAGATGCATTTATCAATCTTTCTAAGTTTGGTATTAGTGAACGTCGTACATATTTAAAATCATTGTACGATTACTACAACGGTGTAATCGATGAAGAGGATTACAACTACGTATTAAAACCTTACGGAAAGACTAGAAAGAACTTCCCATCTAAGATGAGAAACTATCCTATCATCAAGCCGGTTATTGACCTTCTCTTGGGAGAAAAATCTAAACGTCCATTAGAGTTTACAGTTACAGTACAGAATTCAGATTCAATTAGCATTAAAGAGGAAACTCTTAAAAACTTAATGCTTACAAATATTAAAGCAAAGTTCTTAAGTGAGTTAGCTAAACAAGGGCAACTTCCTGAAGGGGTAGAAGCTGAAGAGCCGCCACTCCCAAAACAAATACAAGAAGAATTTAACAGAAGTTATGTAGATGGTAGAGCAATCAGAGGACAAGCTGCTCTTAACTACATTATGTACTTCACAGAATTTTACGATAAACTTCAAAAACAATTCTTCCACTTCTTGGTAACTGGGGAATGCTATTCACACAAAGGAGTAAGACGTAACGAACCTTTTTATGAAGTAATCAATCCATTAGATGTTGACTTTGATAAAGATCCAGACATTGACTTTGTAGAAGATGGTGACTGGGCTATTCTTAGAAAGTATGCACATGCATCTACAATCATAGACAACCTTGGGGACTATCTAACTGATGACCAAATTCTTCAGTTAGAAACTCCAACACATACAGCAGCACAAGCTTATTTGCTTTATCGTGCAGAAGCAGCTGGGGCCGATGACAACATTTATCGTAACCGACTTGTAGAAGTTGTAACGGTTTATTGGAAATCAAGAAAAAGAGTTGGATTTGTTATTTATAATGATCCTAACACTGGCAACCAAGAAACATTTGATGTTGATGAGCAGTACAAAATGCCAAAAGAATTAAAAGATCTTGGGGCTAAAATGGAGTGGGAATGGGTTAACGAAGTTTGGGAGGGTACACGTATCGATGGTCTTTACTACATTAAGATGAGACCCTATACAAACCAAAGGAACAGTTTAGATAATCCATCAATTTGTAAACTTCCAATTAATGGAAGAAAATACTCAGACATTAACTCACAGAACGTGTCGTTGATTAGTCTTGGTATTCCGTATCAGCTTAATTACAACATATATAAATACCGTCTTGAATTAGCAATTGCTAGAAGTAAAGATATCATAGCTCAATTTGATATTAACATGATCCCTAAGAACTGGGACATGGATAAGTTCATGTACTATGTAGAAGGTACAGGTATTGCTTGGGTTGACTACAATAAAGAAGGAATTCAGTTGTCTCCTCAACACCAGTCAGTATTAGATATGTCAATTAAGACCATATCACAATATTTAACTCTCCTTGAATCTATCATGTTAGAATGGGAAAAACTTTCCGGGGTAACAAGACAGAGACAGGGGCAAATGGGAACATATGAGGGAAAGGCCACATCACAGCAATCCATTGTTCAATCTTCTCACATTACTGAAGACATCTTCCGTAAGTTTTCTAACTTTGAACAGAGAGAATTACAGGGTTTACTTGACTATTCGAAAGAAGCTTGGCTTAACGGTAAAAAAGCCACGTACGTAATGCCTGATGGTTCATTTGATGAACTAGATGTAGATCCAATTACACACATGGAAAGTGAGTACGGAATCTTTGTATCTGATGCAGGTAAAGACATTGATAAGAAACAGAAGATTGAAGGATTAGCTCAAGCAGCTGTTCAAAACGGTCTTCCACTTTCTGCAGCAATTGCTATGTACGATTCAGATAGCTTAAGCCAAATTAAAGATAAAATCATTCAAGCTGAGAAAGCTCAAGAGCAACTTAAGCAAGCACAAGATCAAGCTATGCAACAACAAGAGCAAGCTAAGATTCAAGTACAACAACAAGCTATTCAACAAGCTGCTCTCGATAAAGAAAAAGATCGTCAACTTGAAATTGAAGTAGCATTGATTGGGGCAGAAGCAACTGATAAAGCTTCTCAAACTAATTTAGAAAAGATGATGCAAGATTTTCAAATTAAACAACAAGAAATAGCTTTAAAAGAAAGAGATTTAGATATCAAAGCTAATTCACAAATTAAAGAATAATGAAGTACATGGACAAAGTAGCCTCAGCTAAAGGAAAAGTAACAGTTCCTGGATTAGTAGTAGAATTAATGGATGCAGGAACTAAATTCCACATTCTACATTTAACAATCACAGGCCCAGGCTCATTTGCTGCTCACAAAGCACTTAATGAATTGTATGATGC